CAGTCGCGGTAGATGTGGACGGTATCGAAGTGCCCCGATGTGAAAGCCCATGTGGCGAAGTAGGCGAGGGCTTTCTCGACTTGTTCGTAGTCGGTGTTCTCGATGAGTTCGCCGTATTCTTCAGGGGTGAGGTTGAGGGTGATGGTACGCATGGTTCAGTTCTCCTTGTTCGGGCGGTATCAAGCCCCGCCCTTCGGCTTGGGGTCACCTGACCCCTTGGTTTAGAAGTGGTACATCCAGCGGAAGGTGCGCATGGGAACGGCTCGGTTCTTGCCGTCATCCAAACGCTTGTGCCCTCCCGCAGGGATATCTTCGGGCGCATCCAAACAGTATCCGGCATCGAGCCACTGCTCCAAGGTGCTCGTGAAGTTAAGAAGCCTGTGCCTGTAGAACTCATCGTCCCGCAGATTGCACATGGTCTGGTCTTGGCTGTTCATGCTTGGTTCTCCTTGGTTTGGGGTCACCTGACCCCTTACTTCTTCAGACGCAGCGGGATGATGTCGGTGTTACGCCCGACAAAGCCAATCCATTCATCCGCTTCAGTCTCACGGACTCTGGCAATCAGAGTGCGCTTGGGTGGTTGACGGAGTTCTTGCTTGATGGGGCGCAGAGCATTGCGCAGTTGGCGGTTGAGGGTTTTCACTTGGTCGCCTCCGAGATGTATGAAGTGAGGTTGAAGTAGGCAATGGTGAAGGCCAGAAAGAAGGCCACGAAGCCGATTATCAGGTCCTCGTTGAGGACGTGGAGCAGCCCGATATACCCAATGACCATTGCGAGCAAACCGACAAGAAAATAAGACATACTCAGAACTCCTTTTTAACAAAGGGTCATCTGACCCCAAAGATTTTGACGGGCCTCGTCAACACACGCGAAACGTGTGGACTCCCCTTGCGGGGAGTTTCGGCCTGATATTTACATATTACCTACGCCAAACCAATCGACGTTGCGGTCGGCTAAAGACTGCGCAAACTGCATAGCCTCTGGGGCATTATCGAACGCCGCTAGGATGTGAAGGTCTGCGGTATCTGTGCGGTAAACGATGAAAGCGTAGTCAGCCATGATTTTCTCCAAAGGGTCACCTGACCCCAAAGGTTGACACAAACAAAAACCGCGCAGCAGGTTCCCCCACTGCGCGGCCCCCACAAAACGTGTCAAACAAACGACACGCCCAAACCCGCAGCAAGCTTGCCGAAACGACGACGGTCAGCAGCACTCAACTTCGCACGCCCCTTGACGACACGCTCCAACGCCTTGAAAAGGTTCGCAGCATCATCCGCATCAGCGGCCTTGGCAACCTCTGCCTTAGCTGCGGCCTGCTTCTCACTTCGGGTCATCTGACCCGAAAGCCGGCCCCGGATGTCACGCATCATCGTCTTGGCCCCTTGAAACTCGGCGTGTGTGTCGTCCAGAATCCATTCCGTCTTAGCAAGATGGTGCGTCGTGTGCTTAACCGCGCAGCCCGTAACCTCGGACACGGCCAGAACAAGTTGCAGGGCAGTTGCGCCCTGCAAGGCAGCGATAAACCTCTCTTTGGCCTTCCAGAAAGTCTTGAGAGCGGTAACGTGGGAACGCTCGGCCTTGGGTGCAACGGTGGCGACGGTAGTCTTAGACATGGTGATTCTCCTTAAAAGATAAAAGAAACAAACACTTGCCAGCGGATTGCTGACCATTCTATTATAGCATAGTGGGGTTTTTTCGACCCCCACCGGAGGGGCATCACCCCTTTTTGCGGGCGCCGTGGCGATAGCGCATAAACACTATTTCTCAGCCGCACAGCGCAATTTGTCAAATCACAGTCAAACTCGCACCAACACAGCACCTCACCGCTACTATAAAATTTCAACACCCTTTGTCAAATCTTATACAAATGGCTAACGAACACTACACGAAATATGGCAAGCATTACTACGAACAAAACAAAGACGCCTGTATAGAACGCAATCGCATCGTCCAAGAAAGATGGAAACAGCAGTGGCACGACTACAAATGCACCTTAGCCTGCGCCCACTGCGGCGCTTCACATCCTGCCATCCTCGACTTCCATCACACCAATCGGCACGACCCCGACAAACAGCACGTAAATACGCTGATAAAGAACAAACGCTACACCGCTGCCTACAAAGAGATAAAAGAAAAGTGCATCGTCCTCTGCGCTAACTGCCACCGCATCCACCACTACGAAGAGCACAGGCAAAAAAATACCCCAGAGAGCGAATCATCTGGGGCTGCATAGGGAGATGCGAAGTTAGGAGAGTGAGTGTCAAACACACTTGCGCTAGACACAAAACCACAATACACTGAAAACCATCGCTTATCAAGCGCGTTGCACCCACATATGAAATTTTTCAATCACCTGCTGGAGCAGGATTCGTTCACACCCGCTATTATCGCGGGCGATGTACCGTTCACCCCGATTGAAGAAGCTACCCCGAACGAAGTAATCGACGCACAGGCTGCAACATCCGAGTGGCTAAAGAGCTTGGGGTGCGTGGACGACGAAGAAATCGCTACGAAGGCGGACGAGAAAGCCGCACGAGACGCTTTTAGTTCCGTGCTGACCCTACCCCCCGACCAGCAGAAGCAAAAAATCCTGAACCTTAAGACCCCCGCCGCTGTACAGAAGCATGTAGCCATGCTTACTGCCTTTGATTGGCAGTTTGTAGAGCAGGCAAAAGAGATTCGCGGCTACACCGTGGCCCAACTGCTTGAGGAAACCCAGCATCCCGATGCAAAAGTACGCCTGAAGGCGCTGGAGTTGTTGGGTAAGGTGACAGAAGTAGCGCTGTTCACAGAGCGCATCGAAGTTAAGAAGACGGAACTGAAGGACGAGGAACTCGACCAGCGGATTAAAGAGAAACTAGCCAAGTACGGCGTCGGAGATGTGATAGATATCACACCGAAAGAAGAGAAACCCGTCGAAGACGGAGAGGTGGAGTGAATTTCTTATCCCCCGCTGAGCTAACCGCTATCCAAGCGGCCCTACCCCTGATGTCTCCCGAAGAAAAAGCGGAGCTTCTTGAGGATTTGGAAGAGAAAGAGCGCAGGTACAGGTTAAACCTCTCCCAAACAAGCATGCTTTCTTTTGCTAACGAAGTGTATCCGGGGTTCAAGGAAGGGCCACACCATAGGAAGCTGGCAAAAATCTTCAGTGAAGTCATACAAGGCAAAAAGAAAAGAGTAATAATTAACATCGCGCCGCGTATGGGTAAGTCTGAATTCTCTTCGTACCTGTTCCCTGCGTTCTTTCTGGGTAATTTCCCAGAGAAGAAGATTATTATGGGTACGCACACCGCGTCTCTGTCCGAAGACTTTGGTCGCAGAATCAGAAACCTGATTGATAGCGATGAGTACAAGAAGATTTTCCCCAACACCGCTGTTGCTGCGGACCAGAAAGCCGCAGGTAAATGGAGTACAGCTAAAGGTGGTCAATACTATGCCGTGGGTGTGGGCGGTGCGCTGGCTGGTCGTGGTGCTGATTTGTTTGTTATTGATGACCCGCACTCTGAACAGGACATCAAAGCCAACAGCAAGGCTACGTTTGAGAATGCGTGGTCGTGGTTCCAGACGGGTCCGCTACAACGTCTGATGCCGGGTGGTGCCATCGTGGTCATCATGACCCGCTGGTCTCTGTTGGACCTGACGGGCAAACTTATTGATTTCCAAACAAAAAACCCAGATGCGGACCAGTGGGAGATTGTAGAACTACCCGCCATCCTGCACCAAGATACACCCAAAGAGAAATCGCTTTGGCCCGAACAATGGAGCCTAGAAGCTCTCAAATCCAAGCGTGCAAACATGGACCCACGCTTCTGGAATGCGCAGTATATGCAGCAGCCGACGGCTGATAGCGCGTCGTTTATCTCTAGAAAGTCGTGGCAGGTGTGGCCTCAAGACGACCCCCCTCCGTGTGAGTACATCATTCAGTCATGGGATACGGCGCACGACACCAAGTCAACGTCTGACTATAGCGCCTGCACTACGTGGGGTGTTTGGTACAACGAAGAAGACGGTAATAGCCCAAACCTGATTCTGCTAGATGCTTTCAAGGACCGGATGCCATTCCCGGAACTAAAAGAAATCGCGTTAAAGCATTACAAAGAATGGAAGCCCGATGCGTTCATCATTGAAAAGAAGGCAGCAGGAGCGCCGTTAATTCAAGAGTTTAGGCGCATGGGTATACCCGTTCAGGAATTTACACCCAGCCGTGGCAACGATAAGATTGCACGTGTAAATGCAGTTTCTGATTTGTTTGCGTCTGGTAAAGTGTGGGCACCGGACACCCGATGGGCTAGGGAAGTTATTGAAGAAGTCGCGTCTTTCCCTGTAGGCGAGCACGATGACTTTGTGGATACGACGACGCAGGCGCTCCTGCGGTATAGGCAAGGCGGGTTTATCAGTTTGGATTCGGATGAGAGGGATGAAGTCTTTTACGCTCCCCGCCGAGCCGCATACTACTAGGAAACAAAGGAACAACTATGGCCGTTGATAAAGGTTTGTACCAAGCCCCGCAGGGAATCGAAGCGGAAGCCGAAGAGCTAGAACCGATTGAGATTGAGATTGTTGACCCGGAAGAAGTCACGATTGGCGTTGATGGGATGGAACTGACGCTTATCCCGGAAGAGGAAGGCTTTGATTCTGATTTTTACGAGAACTTAGCTGAGCAGATTGAAGAAGGCGCATTGCAGTCGCTGGCTAGCGACCTGTCTTCGGATATCACCAACGACCTCGGGTCCCGCAAGGATTGGGAAGACGCATACAAGGAAGGCATCACGCTTCTTGGTTTGAAGTATGAGGAGCGTACGGAGCCGTGGTCTGGTGCGTGCGGGGTGTTCCACCCGATGATTACTGAAGCGGTCGTTCGCTTCCAATCTGAAACGATTATGGAGACCTTTCCGGCCAAGGGTCCCGTGAAGACGCAGATTGTTGGTAAGCAGACCCGCGAGAAGGAAGAAGCTGCGCAGCGTGTAGAAGAAGACATGAACTATCAGTTGACGGAGAAGATGACTGAGTTCCGTCCTGAACATGAGCGCATGTTATGGAGCCTCCCGGCTACGGGTTCGGCTTTCAAGAAGGTGTATTACGACCCCAGCCTAGAGCGCCAAGTATCTTTGTTTGTGCCTGCTGAAGACATCATCCTGCCGTACGGCACGACTGAGTTGAGCACCTGCCCGCGTGTGACACACCGCATGCGCAAGACGAAGAACGACATCCTCAAGCTTCAAGCAGCGGGGTTCTACAGAGACGTAGAGCTTGGCGAGCCGTCTAAGTTCAAGGATGACATCACCCAGCGCAAGGATGAAGAAACTGGGTTCTCGGCTAACTACGATGACCGCTATGAGTTGTACGAGTGCCATGCCGACCTCGACCTGCCGGGGTTTGAAGATGTAGATGACGATGGCGATAAGACGGGTATCGGCCTGCCGTACGTTGTGACGATGCTGCGTGGGTCTAACGAGATTCTGGCTATCCGCCGTAACTGGAAGGAAGAGGACGCACTCAAGCTTAAGCGTCAGCACTTCGTGCACTACCAGTACATCCCCGGCTTTGGTGCGTATGGCTTCGGGCTGTTCCACCTCATCGGCGGCTACGCCAAGAGCGCTACGTCTATCATGCGTCAGTTGGTGGATGCGGGTACGCTGGCTAATCTGCCGGGCGGGTTGAAGAGCAGAGGGCTTAGGATTAAAGGAGATGACACTCCCATCTCTCCGGGCGAGTTCCGTGACGTTGATGTGGGTAGCGGGACTATCCGAGATAACATCCTGCCCCTGCCGTACAAGGAGCCGTCATC